TCCCTGCCTGGTTTTGATAGTTCTGAAAAGGGCCTGCCATGGCTCAAATGATTGGGTTTACCGTGGGTCACCCGCGCGCAGCTTCGGCCTTGAGTGCTCTGGCCAGCTCAGGGTTAGACATTTCCAGTTGCATGGCTTCCGTGAGGTTGCCGCTGCGATAGGGGTTATCCATCCCTGGCGCAACAGCGCTAACCGGTGCTGCCGACATGCCGTGAGCACCGCTTGCACGGAAGTGGTGCTGCCATTCAGCACTTTGACGAAGGTTGGCGAGGTAGTCGCCCAGCGGTTGCTCAACGCCCCCGGAAAGCACAGCTGGGTTACCCTCGTCGTCCATTCGTAGCTGCGGCTGCAACAGCGCGTATAGCTGCTGAGCGTTTACAGCATTCGCCTGGCTGATGGCATTGGTGGCAGCGGCCTTTAAGCGCTCCTGCTCGGCGGTCTGCTGAACACTGTTCAGCTGCGCCTTGAGGTCAACGATCTGGGCATCACGCTCAGCGACGGATCGCTTGGCGTCTTCCCAAAGCTGACGGAACTGGCCTTGGTCCTCTAAGGACTTCTGCGCAACGTTCTGTTGAATGGTCTTCAGCTGCTCCAGCTCATCCCTGAGCTGCTGCATCTGTTGCTTGGCCTCAGCAGCCTGTTTTTCAGCGTTCTTGCGATGCTGTTTTTCTAGGTTGATCTTTACCCGAAGAGCCTCAGCGTCAGCAGTGCCTTGCTGTTGGTCTTCAGGGCGTTCGGGCCGATTCAGTAGAGCGGGGTCGATGGCCACGGGCACATCTGTGGAGGGCACGGCCACTCCAAGCTCGTCTGACATTCAACAAAACATGGGTTACGAATAAATCTTACCCGTACGTATCAGTAGTGTTGTTGTCTACGGGTTTCCGCTAGGTGGATTTGCCATCCAGGCGAAGACAGTGGTGACCACAGCCTGCACCATCTCTGGCACCTGCCCGTCGGGATCGCACATTTCGCGGGTCTTGTTATGCGCCCAGCAGTTCGCCACCATTTCCATGGCCAACACCAGCGGTGCGGCGACGGCGATGAGGACGACGACGCTGGGCCTCATCCCTGCTTCTCCCGCTGCTCAAACATCCGCAGGTGTTCCTTGAGAAGCTCAAGGTAGGTCTGGCAACCGCAGCCCAGTTCCCCGATCAAGCGGCGGCACTCAGCTGCGGTCTTGGGCAACTGTTCTGGCATCAGGCCACCGTCTGCCAGCGGGCCACCAGATACCCTTCGGCGTGCCCTGTTTCTAAACCGCCAGCGGCGAAGGTTTGCACCCCGAACCCTTTCATCGCGTAGGCGCCGTTCATTTTCGTGCCACCGCTGAACCGCATCGGTGTGTCGTTGCTGCTGCGGTAGCCGCCCTCCCAGTAGAGCTGCCAAAAACCGGTGGCTGTGCGATAGCCCTTAAACAGGAAGGTGAGCGAGCTGGCCCCCTTTGCGTGGTAGCTGTCTTGCATTTTGAAGGTCCATCGTGAGCCGTGGTTGTTTTGAAATGTGGGATTTACATCGCGGGTACCACCGGCTTCATAGGTAGTCAGGTGATAGGTGTTTTCAAACCCCCGATCAACGTGGAAATCAATCACTGCGTTATTGTCTTGCACTAGGTAAGGGGCCACATCGAAGTTTCCCGTAGTGACGGTGATTGTTCCTTCGATGCAGAAATACTTTTCAGCCACAGCCCCGCCGTTGGCTGTGGTGTCGATCCAGGCGCCACTGCCGCCGTCATCTCCGAACGCCAGAGTGCGTTCCTGAAACTTGCTCGCTGCACCCCACGACATGTTGCCGTTGGCGTCCGCGATCACAGGCTTCCCTGCATTTGCCGCCACGCCCAGCATTGGCGTCATCGGGTTCCAGGCGGTGCCTTTGTTCAGGAACAGCTGGGTCTGGCCGCTGTAGTAGCGGAACGCCAAGCCGCCAATGTCGACCGCCGTGGCTGTATCACTCGGGTCGACATTGAAGTAGCCCGGGATGATCACTTTCGCGCCAGCGGAGTTAATCGTGACGCCGGTAGTGCTAATCCAGGCCGTGCCGTTCCAAATGTTGAGGGTTCGGCGGTTGTTGTTGTTGTCGTACCAAAGATCACCAGCGGCAGGCGTAGCTGGTGCCGTGGTGCCAAAGGTCATCGTGGGGCTGCCCATCCGATGCCAGGTGCCCCCGGCTCTGGTGAACACCACCTGGGTGTCGTCGCTCCAGGCCAGCGTGCCGTTTGGTGGTGTTGCCGCCAGCAGCGCCGCTTCCGTCACGTAGTGCTGGATCGGTTCTTCAATCCAGTTGCCTTGGATCCGCACGAAGGTGCGGCCGGTGTCGCTGGCAATGGCCTCCTGGCCGTTCAGCGCCCAGTTGGAAGCGCGGATGTTGGCTTCGGTGTCTTCCCAGATCGTGACGGGCCGCCAGCCGCTAGGCGTACGCATGTAGGCCACGTCCACATCAACCGCCAGTGCGGTATCACCGACGTTGGCCCCCAAGGCATAGGCCGTCTTGCCTGGCGTGACGGCGTCGGTCATGTTCTGCAGCGCCGTCACCACTACCGGAGCACCAGTCGCCGGCCCGCGTACCACGATCGTGGTCTGACCAGGGGTGTAATCCACCTTGAAGGTGGTGGGTAGGCCGGTGAGCAACGCCACCACCAACGAAGCAGCGACACCAGCCGGGGGTAGGCCCGCTGCCGCAGTGACTGTGATCGGTGTACCTGCATCAAAGGTGGCGCCCACCACCTCAGTGCCAACCGCCGTGGCTGGTGTTGTCACCGTGAAGGTATGCACCTCCCGCTGCGCCGCCCATGCCTGCACAGCTGCGGTGTTGGGCAGTCCCCGTGGGCCAGTAATACGCCAACCGCCGGTGGCGCGTTCCCACAGCGAACCCTCATCCAAGGCTTCGCCCAGGGTGCCCACTGTGGGGTTGTCATTTAGCAGGTCAGTGACGGTGGGGTAGAGCGCCACGCCAACCCGCGACCAACCTGCTGGGCGCTTCACATACAGGTTGCCGGTGCTGGCAGAGATGGCGTAGCTCCCCACTGCCGAGGTGGTATCCCGCAGCAGATCGGTATCCGTGGCGAACTGCAGGATTGGGTTGGCCGCAATGTCCTTCCAGGTCGCGCCATCCCACACGTAACCCTGACGGGTGGTGGTGTCGTAGAAGCCTTCGCCAGTGGTGGTGCCTACTGCTGGGCGGCTAGTGCCAATCTTGAACGCAGGGAGTGAAACGCCCGTGGCATTGCCAGAAGCCAGTGCAAACATCCTGCCGTAATCGGCAGAAGTGCTATCGGCGTCAGTAACAACAAGGCGGCGGTCAGCCATTGGATCAGGTGCGAATGAACGAGTGAATCAGTGCAGTAATCAGGGTGTGACCGCCCTGTAGCGGACGCCAACATCGGTGGCCTTGATGATGAAGCCCAGCACGAAGTGATCTGGCGCAGTTTCTGTGTCACCGCCAGTGACGTTGTGCTGGTGGCCTCCGTCGGCGTCCATGAAGCGGCCGCTGGTGTTGACCGCACCTCCGGCGTCGATGCCTTCATGGAACGTCTGCGGTACAGAGGAGTAACCGTGGCCGGAGTAGTTCGACATCCGGCGACCCCAGATGTTGTGGGTGTGGCTGCCGTTATTTGACGTGGTGAATGCAGTGTTGCGCGGTCGTCCTGTTGTCCACTGCTGTTTCGTCAGATTCAGCGGGTGCTCAGGCCCCCACATCCGTGGGAACCCACCGCGCAGGTCGGGCAGGTTGCCGCCGGGGAACAGCGCCGCCAGTTCGGGGTAGGCAGTGGCATTGATCGCCTGACCATTCAGCTCCAGCCAGCCCGCCGGAATCGTGGTCGTAGCCCACATCACGACGGTGCCGATTGGGCAGCCAATGCCAGTCATCATGTTGCCGCCGGTTAGTGCCAGCGGTGTGCCAGCGTTGCCGCCACCGAGCTGAACCCAAGCTGTGGTGCCAGGGTCGTAGCTGAACAGACCAGGCTTATTACCCGCGACAGCGCTGTTCAGCACCAGATACACCTCTGACGCTGCTGCTGTTGCAGGTAGATCGCCGTCAGTTGGGACGTTGTGAACGCCAGCCGTTAGCGGAATCTTCTCCCACGGGGCTGCAGTAACAGCAGGCACTGCAGGCGGAACACCACCAGGGCCTGCAGGTGTGCCCGCTACAGCAGCGGTGCCAGGAGCAGTGTCAGTCGGTGCGACAGCTGATGTGGCCCGCCAGATGCTGCCCTGGTAATTCACCAGAGCGCCCTTTTCGTAGTTGCCTGCTACCCATGCCTTCAGGCCGTAAAGCACGTCAGCTCGGCTGCGGGCCAGCAGGTCACCGCCGATGTGGACATAGCGCAGCTGAGGTGCGGCAGCAG